CTCGTCCGCTTACGTACTGGCTTTCAGACAAGGGACGTATCCGCACCGAATCGGGTGGTACGAAAATTGTTGAGCAGCTCATCTACGGACAGAACGACACAGTTAAGTCATACAGTGGCTACGAAACCCTCAGCTTGACACCACAAGATGGTATCTCAGCTGCAGAGTACGAGTGGAAGCAGTACGGCGCTTCGATCGCTATCAGCGGTATCGAAGAAGCTAAGAACAACGGCGAGCACGCTATCATTAACTTGCTCGAAGCTAAAATCATGCAGGCTGAAGAGTCTCTGCGTGAAGGCTTCAACCAGATGTTCTTCGCTGATGGTACAGGCAACTCAGGTAAAAACTGGAATGGTCTTGGCAACCTTGTTGAATCAGGTAACACCGTTGGTGGTATCGATTCGGCTGCAGTTGGCAACGAGTTCTGGCGTTCATACGAAGAAAACACCGCTGGTGCGCTGTCTCTTCTTCAAATGGCCACCGCTTATAACTCTGTATCTGTAGGTAATGATCACCCTGACGTGATCCTCACCACACAAACATTGTTTGAAAAGTATGAGTCATTGCTTGAACCAAGAATGCGCTACACAGACACAAAGACTGCTGACTCTGGATTCCAGAACCTGTTGTTCAAGTCTGCACCTATTATGTACGATGTTCACGCACCTGTGGGTACAATGTTCTTCTTGAACAGCAAGTACCTCAAGCTTGTTGGTCATACCGACAAGTGGTTTGCACAGACTGACTTCGTTCGTCCTGAAAACCAGGATGCTCGTTTCGCTCTTATCATGTGCTACGGCAACTTGGTATGTTCGAACCGTAAGAAGCAGGGCAAGCTGACTGGAAAGACAGTTTAGTCCAATCATTGAATCGGGGGGCGCAAGCCCCCCTTTTCTTTATCTACTTTAAGGAGTAAAAATGCCAAAGAAAGCAATGCCAGAAAAAAAGTCTGCATTAAAACCCAAAGCTACACCAACACCGCCACGTAATGATGCGCGTCCTAAGAATACTGGTAAACCAATACTAGATGCTTCTACTGGCCGTTCTTCTAGTCGCGGGGTAGGATCGAGTCGAGGAACACCAGTAAACAATTCAGATATTGTTGATATGCGAAAAGCTCAGGAATCTCGTTCAAAAAGATCAACTGGTAGTCGTACTGGTGAAATTGAAACTGTAAAAGGATCAAAAACCAAAGGACCTAATGCTAATCGGAAAATGACACCTGGAAAATCTCCTTATTCACAAACTCCTAAAACTGTTTCAAACACAAAAATTCAAGGATCTATGCGCGGGATACCTCGCGGTTTTAGAGGCGGCAAGCGTATGGGTGGTGGACAACTTGGAAGCAAGAGTCTTTAAAGTAACATTCACCCTTAGGGTATGAGTACACAACCTGCATATACCCTTTATGGTGCCCCAGTCAGCGGTATCCGTCCTGCCCAAGAGGCAGACGGAAGCCGCATGGCTGCACCCAGTGGTCCTTACGAGGGCCGTAACCGTTGCGTAGCCAACAACGACACCTGTGAAGGTCCTAAAGCTAAACAGACTGACTATTGTGTTGGTCATTTGCGTAGCATGACTAAAAAGAAAGATGAGGTTATTGAATGAGTACAGCGCTAGAGTTGACTACTTTTGTTCGTGCCATCGTCGACCTTGACGAAGTTGACCTTCCTTCGTCGCTTATACAGCAGTACATGAAAGACGGTTTTAACCGTATTATCAACTTGGAACGTCGTTGGCCTTTCCTTGAGGAAACTTATTCTTTGTCTACTGTTGCTGGCCAGCGTGACTATGCTATGTCTAGTATTGGTTCGGGGGATCTTCGTGAAATTACTTCCATTTTGGATGATAGTACGGTCGGGAATCGACTATCTATTATTACTGTTGATGAGGCCGAAAACATTTGGCATGGTTCTTTTGATACAGCTACTCGTCCTTTGTTTTTTGCCGAGTGGAGTGACACAATAAAGTTGTATCCTAAACCTGACACTGTGTATCCTTTGGTTATCCGCGGATATCGTAAACCTAGTTATGTTTGGGTTACTGACACATCACAGCAAATTGACTGTGATGATCGTCTTCATGATGCTATTGCTTACTACGCTGTTTCACAGTCGTATAAGCGCCAGGAAGATAACGAGATGGCTCGTGCCTATAAGGATTCGTTTGATGAGGCTGTGGGGATTGCCCGCAAGGAGTTGATGCGTGGACCTAGCCATCGTAATATGGTTTTGTCTAGAGGTACTGTGCGTCCTAGTCAGAAGTACTGGCTTGAATCGCTTGGAAGGAATCTTGGTCTGTAGTGGCTGCTATTCGTACTCTTAGGCAGGATGATTTTACTGGTGGGCTGAACCTTAGAGCCGACCAGTTTCAGCTTGCACCTAATGAGTCGCCTAAGATGTTGAATGTGGAAATCGACCCCAGGGGTGGTGTTTTTAGTCGTGGCGCTATGCGGACGATCGCTACTGCTGTTACTCCTTCTAACTGGTCTCCTGAAACTCTTATGACCTTTTATGCCGATAACCATTATTTGATGTTGACAACAGGTAAAACTGGTGCAACAAATGGTGATGTGTTGTATTCTACTGGTGGGTCTTTTACAAGCTTGGCTGTTCCTATATCTGAGGAGCATGGAGCTAGTTTCGCGCCGTGGGGTGATGATCTGTATATGGCTACTGGTTTGGACTCTGCTTCATACAAGTGGGCAACAAATCCTAGTTTGGTTTTGTCTGCTATGACAGCAAGCGGACCTACATGGCAAAACTCGTACACTAGTGGATTGTCTGGCGTGCATATGCCTAAAGCAAAACATGCTGTTACTCATGCTGGTAAACTGTTTGTTGCGCACACCACGGAAGACGGCACTGTGCACGCTGACCGCATACGCTGGTCACACCCCAACAGCCCTGGCAACTGGGCAGAGCAGGACTATATCGATATCAATACTGGTTCCAGTGGCATCACCGCCATGACGGTGTTCGCTGGCCATCTGCTCGTGTTCAAACACAATGCTGTATTTGCGGTGTTTGGTTATGATTCTGATACTTTCCAGGTTGTTGAGGTTTCACGTAATGTTGGTGCTGGAACACCACACGCCGTATGTACTACGGAGCGTGGTGTTTATTTCTTTTCGTATCCTGATGGTTTGATGCTTTATAATGGTGAACGTATTGCTGACTTGTTTGAAGCTATCCGTCCAGCTATGACTGCTGGACACATCAACTCTAATGCCATTGATGAGGTTTATGTTAATTACGTAAACCGCCGTATTTGGGTTTCTTTGCCCTACAGCGAGGATACTCCCCCCGTTTATCCTAGTGTTGCTTTTGTTTATGATCCTAGTATTTCCCAGCGTGGTTCTTGGATTCTTTTTTCTTCTGCTGATGGTCGTGGTGCTGCTGGTGGCTGTACTTACACGAGCACAACGGGGCAAACTAAGCATGTTATTGCGCATCCTACTTCTCCTGTTGTTTTGCAGGTTGACATGTATAACAATGCTTACGACATGATTGATGGTGTTGTTAATTACCAGTTCCCTAGCAGATACAGAACGCGATGGATGGATGCTGGTTCTTACAGTCAGAAGAAGATGTTTAGACGTCCAGATATTGTTGTTAAGCAAACACTTTCTGATACTTCTTTGGTTATTAAAGCTTATGGTGATTATGAGGAATCTAATAGTGGGGAAATTCGTCAATATAATGTTTCTGTTCCTGCAGGTGCTGGTGGCACTATTTGGGGTTCTAGTAATTGGGGTTCCACTTGGGGTGGTGTCAATGTTGGTTCACAGCTTATTACTGGCCGTAGTATTGGTTTGGCAAAGGCTGTTCAACTGGAGTTTGTTGGTCCAACTGGAATTTCTTGGGGTGTAAATAGTTATACTCTTAAATATAATCCTAGAAAGGTTATTGCATAATGGCTAATTTAAATATACCGTATACTTTTACTAATGGTACTACTGCTAACGCTACTGAAGTTAATGCTGTTGTTTCTGCTATTAAGACTTTTGTTGATACTCAGCTTGTGCAGAAAGATGGATCAATTAAGGCTGTTGCTATAGCTATTGAAGACGGTGCTGTAACTACAGATAAAATTCTTAATCTTACTATTGTTGATGGGGATATCAGCAATACTGCTGCTATTGCTCAAAGCAAAATATCGGGTTTAGTGAGTGATCTGTCAGCAAAAGCTCCTACGGCTAGTCCTACGTTCACTGGAACACCTACCCTACCTACAGGTACTATTGCTACAACACAAACTGCTGGGAATAGCACGACTGCTGTAGCGACTACTGCGTTTGTGACGACCGCTAATAACCTGAAAGCTAATGTTGCTAGTCCTACATTTACTGGGACTGTTTCTGGTATAACAAAATCTATGGTTGGTCTTGGCAGTGTCGATAACACTACTGATGCCGCTAAACCTGTGTCTACAGCACAACAGACAGCCCTTGATCTTAAAGCCAACTTGGCTAGTCCCACTTTTACTGGAACTGTAAACGGCATCACAAAATCCATGGTTGGTCTTGGAAATGTTGACAATACCACTGATGCTGCTAAACCAGTTTCTACAGCTACGCAATCAGCTCTTGACCTTAAATCTAATGTTGCTAGTCCTACGTTTACTGGTGTACCTGCTGCTCCTACGGCGGTGGCTGGTACAAGCACAACTCAGGTTGCTACTACTGCTTTTGTTACTACCGCAGATGCTTTGAAAGCTAACTTGGCTAGCCCTACGTTTACTGGTACACCTACTTTGCCTACGGGGACAATTGCGACTACTCAAGTAGCTGGTAACAATACAACTGCTGTTGCTACTACTGCATTTGTAACGACTGCAGACAACTTAAAAGCAAACCTTGCTTCTCCTGCATTGACTGGCACACCTACGGCCCCAACTGCTGCTGCTGGCACAAACACAACACAGATTGCGACGATGGCTTCAAAACCTTGGAATACCGCATGGGGAATTATAACGCCAATTAAGGAAAACACATCACCAGATACCTCTATTGCTGGAGAAGAAATTGTACTAACAAGCAATTCATTTACTCCATTAGCAAACCGTTATTACCGAATTACCTACAATGAAAGCCAGATTGGCACAGATCTTATTGCTGGTCTTTTTGTGGTTAGTCAAATAAAATTCACGAACACAAGTGGTAATAGATTACAATCCTGTATTGCCCAAAACACAAACGTTGCTGCTGGCGTTAATTTTTCAATGCTTAACACCTGGGTTGGAACTTTGCCTGCCGTATCTACAGTTATTGTTGGCACAATAAGTAGCAGTACTGGAACTTCTCAGGCGTTTAGAAGTGCCACAAACCCTGCACAATTAATTATTGAAGATATTGGTCCTGTTTAATTCATGACTGAAACACCACGCGATCAGCCACCCATCGAGGTTTGGACTGCGCCCCTAATGGGGGCTTTGCAGTCT